AGGTTTCAGTAGCTGTAATTCATCCTGGCCGTCAGTCAATTCTTCAACTTCCTGCTGTTCAGGTGATAGTTTGTTTGCTGACGCCTTAAAGTTGAATGCTTGGCGCGGTAATGCAGAGAATTGATTGAAGCTGGTAGGAACCTGCTCATTCAAATCCCCTTCCTGTAGACCATACTCGCGAACAAAATATTCTTTAGACAGATTTGCACCCGCATTCTTTAAATGGACATCACGCTCTGCTTGGTCCTTATTCAGTGGTTTTGGTTTCTCACCAAGCATCACTTCATAATCCCCCCAACCGTTTAAAGCGCATAGAGCATTGACCACAGCCTGTAAAGTTGGTGTGACAAGCCTAATATCAGATTTAAGCTTATCCATTCGTACATTTTCATGCACTTGACCAAGACTGTAGCTTCCCTTCCCATCAGTCCCGCTGGTAAGTGTCTGCCCTAGTACAACTTTCTGGATCTGACGAATCAGCTGATTATTAAATGCCTCAAACGCTGCCCCTGCTGAACCGTTTGTTCCTGGTGCGGAAAGAATCTGAACATCATCATCTGCATCAATCGACAATACGCTTTGAGCATGAGCAGTTAACAAGGCTTTGCTCATATCATCAGTTTCAGTATCTTTGCACTTACCCAGTAAGATTGGTGTTCCAAAACGTTCGAGGAATTTCGCCCAGAATTTGAAGCCATTCTGCTTAAAGAAGAATAACCAATACAGCGTGGCTAATAGCGCTTTACCATATGGCTGTTCGTATGTGGCTTTACGGCGTGTTAAGAAGAATTTGAATGCTTGATCTACCTCATGCTCTGCATTGTTTCCATCCTGACGATAGATTAGCCGACCATCATTCTTAGGCTCAAACCATTGCATCGGTTTTTCACCAATCCATTGCAAACCAATATAACCTTCCGACTTTAGCTCATATACAGCTTCCTGAACCGAGTACCCGAAGAACAGTGCACTCATGGCAGCAGTCGCAATTTCATGGAACCATTCTTTCAGGATGAGATTCAGCTTTTCCGCTTCATCCGTATCATTTGGTTCAATTCGCAATGGCGTTGCTAAAAGTGCATCAATCCGTGTTTCAACTACTTGTGCAATCTCGTCATCATCAAGCAATACACGCAATCTGTGGCGTGTAATTCCAGCTTTGCGCAGCACTTCATCAGTATCTGGTTGCTTGCCAAAGTTCACCAGAAACTGAGTGACTGCTTCTTGAGTGTATAAATTGCCGTAAGACAAAGCCTTCTTTGACGCTTTGTCCTTTTTAGACTTTGCCATGTTTTTTCCTTATCAATAGGTTCGAGTACCTGCACCTGCAGGTTTTTTCCGTTTTCGCTCACGGATATCACTAAAGCAAATCATGACGCCGTCTGCTCGGTTTGGAGACAAGGCCCCGTCCGGTTGCTTATTGACTAGGATTTTGCCTGCACCATTCTTCGTATAAGTAGGCTGTGAAAGCTCTCGCTTGAGCTGTTCAAGCTCCTGCTTGTTTATATCTTTGGTAGAGAGCGAAATAAGATTGTCTGGGTCATATTGCATACCTTGTAAAGCTCGGTAAGTATTCTGGAATCTAATACGCAGTGACCACCACATCTGAGCTTTAAGATTGGCAAAGAAGTCTACGTTTTTACGCGCCTCAACCATTTCCTGCTCAGGGTTATGAACTGCACCTGAGCCACGGAATGGATTGGCCTCGATCTCCGGTATCCCTTTAGATCGATTCTGCTCATTAATGACTCGAGCATCACCACGGACACCAGCACCAAGACCGTCAGCATCGTAGTAAAAGGAGTTCAAACGTAAATCAAGACAAGCATCAATAGCTTTCTGAGTTGTGCCAAAGATGTCATCACCAACGCCTGACCAAGTATCTAAATACTGCAGTACGATGCCATGACGTGCGGCAAAAGAGTTTTTATCCTTACCCTCATCTGCCACATCAAGCGCACCCATACTTTCGCCTGAAGGCTGAATATTCAAATTAAGATGAGCATCGACTGCAGCCTGTACCCATGCAGATGGAATCAATACACCTTCTACCGACGCGGCATAATCAATATCAACTTCTTGAGCTAGAACGATATCGTCTAGTGTGGCCAACTGTTTCTCATACCAAGGGTGAATTAGCTTGCCATTAAATTCAACCTGCCAGTTCTTATCTGGGTTATCACGCCATGCCATCGTAAAAACGGCGTAACGACCACTAAAACGATCTTGGTGAAACTTGTCCCCAATACCGTTTGGAGTGGATCCCTTGATGTGTGCGTTGGTGTTTTGAGAGATTGCGGCGTCTACAGCTTCTTGTCTCTCTACAAATGCCCATTCATCCAGAAAGTACATTGTGGTACGACCACCACGGCCAATGTTGTCACCAGCTTCACCAGTGACGGTTGCGCCGTTGTCCGGGTTAATGATTCGCATGTAGTTGTCATGCACTTTCTCAACAAAGCCTTTAGGCTTCATCCAGTCCGGCAACTTGGAAAACATATCCCTGAATTTGTGCAGTAACGTTTTTGGATCGCCTTTCTTATCCACCAGATCTTCTTTACGGCTACCGACGCCACCAGCAAAGCCTTCAACGAATAACCACCGGTGCAAATAAAAGCCCAGGACTACATAGCTCATCCCTTCATCACGACTTTTTTCAATTAAGCCATGGGTCTGGGTACTTTCACGTTCAATCAGCCAATCAACGAGTTCAACCTGACCTGGACGCAAAACAAAAGGAATATTCGCCGGCAATCCAAAAGGCATGCCCCGTGGATCATAAGTCCATACCCAGTGATTAAACCAGTGAGCCGGATCATTTTTACATCTGTAGATTTCAGCTTCTCGACTTAGTTCATTTTGCTCTATCAGCATCCGGTAGTAATAACGCCGTTTCATTTCTTCAATGATTTCAGGCAGACGTGTATTGATCGTCCACTCTTTAATTAGTGGCGCTATATCTTCGATTGCATAAGTCATAACTTGCCATTAATTGCTAAACGCGAAAGCTCTTGAGCGGATAGTCCGTTAAGCTCATCTGGTGTGAATTGATGCGTTGATTTGGTTTCTTGTTGAATTGGCCCGCCGTCTGGACCAGTGATTTCCTGCTTTGTCACACGGCCATCTGTTTCTTGGAATGCCTGTTTCAGCAGATTTTGTTTTGCCCGTTTATTTTTTCCAGAATCCTCATACATCTTCTGAAGCTCACGTAAACGAAACGCCTTGTTAGCAATCGCAATATCATCAATATTTTCACGAAACTCTTTGCGAGTTTGCTCAAATAAATCCTTTAATTTTTTACTGAGATTACGACCTGCATATTTTGTCGGGTCATAACTGTGACATTGTTTTCGATCAATCTTGATCTTATATATTTCTTCTACCGCGTCTGCTACTTGTTGAGGGGTTTCAAAGCAAGCAAGAGACTGAACTATAAACATTTTTACAGGCTCTTTTAATGCTGCCATAAACACCTCTTTGTCGTTCTACGTCGTACAAGATAGGCAAAAAAATTTAACCAATCACACAGTTCCCACAACACGCAGCCATACTTGCCTCTGATACAAACGGCGCATTCTTGGCAATTTCTAGAAGTCTTTTAACAGACTCATCAGCACCCCATCGTTTTGTTTCACCAAAGAACACTTCAACATCATGGCCAGCCAGGTAATGTTTAGGCAGTCCGGTCATATCGCTATAAATAATTTCGCCATCTTCATCCCGTTCTACACCAATGTGATACAGCTCATGTTCAATCAAGCGGCAGAAGTCACGATCTGAAGCCTGTTCGCAATAAGTGGCATCAATGGTGATTAAGTATTGAGGCACAAAACCAAACCAGTCCCGCATCTGCTGTTCCTGACGTGCTTTCTTCCAACCACCCTGGTTAAACATGACCTTTTCACATTGGCCCAACACCATACGCTTTTTCGCTACGGCGGCCGATGAAGCCCATGCAAATGCAAGGAACTCATCATTGTCGTGGAGTAGTTCAGCAATATGATCGTGATCCGGGTTATGCAGTTCCCCGCCTAAAGTTAACCAATTATTAACGACCCATTCTTTAAGCTCTGGCGCAGGTGCCAAGCGAATGGCTTCCTCTTCCTCGGCCTGATCAATCAGATCTGTCGGTGGGAATGGTCTGAACTGTTCCATAAGATGCCTTTAAATTCCGAAGCCACTTAGTAGCTCGACCCATGTTGATATCACTGATTTCAAAACGGTGATACCGATATCCCATTTCTTCAGCATGATCATAGCGATCTATGCTCCAGGCTTTCGTGGCCAGTTTGCCTTTTCGCCCTCCGGACCAGGAACCACCAGCGATTTCAATCAGGTATCCATATTCGATTAGGTGCAGATCAAAACGCCAGTGCTTGGTACTTTTGAAATGAAAATACTCTTCATATTTAATTTCCATACGATCTAGAATTTCTTTCATTCGATCGAATGCTTCTAGATATTTTTCGCCGGCTTTAGGTAATGGCCTGTTACGAGGTTTATTTTTAACTGGGCCTTTGGTAGTTAAGCCTTTATAGAGTTTTAGATCCATAATCTTTGCCCATTAAAAAACCTCCCTAATGAGGCTTAACATCTACATTTGTTTCTTTATATCTGTAGTTTCATCGATCATATTATTTATTAAACCTTCAACCACACTCACATTTGCAATAAACTTCTCCCTATTTAAATAATAATTATCCTTACAGGGTATGGGATAAACTTGTTCATCAACATCTTTAGTTTTATTGAATTCTTCAAATTTTTTTACAATAATCCAATCATCTCTCATAACGATTGAAAGCTTACACAAATAGCGCACTTCAACGTAAAAAGAGCTTACTTTTTTTAGATATTCATCGATGTGTCGTTCGTTTCTAATACCTCTAAAAAGCAAACTAAAGCGAATTAAATGGTCAACAATGTTGATTTCCTTTCGATCAATATCATCTTCATCGATTACTGCATGAGCATACTGTATAATAATTTCTTCAATCTCTATAGCTTTACTATTAATCAAATCTAAGGTTGAAAATAGAGATTTTATTTGATGTTCTTCCCGCCAATCATTAAAAAGTAAAATTGCAACAATAGGGGTAATACATGTAGCAGCAAAGCTCATTGCATCCTTAACAGAATTTTCTAAATTAAACCCTGTCAAATAATTAAAAATTAAACAAACCAGTAAATACGCAACAAACATCACAAAAAAAATTATCAGTGTTGTAGCTATTTTCTCCGCATTATTACCTTTTAAATTCATAATTCCCCCCTAATTTATTAAAGGATATTACGCTAAATTTTATGTTCGATTAATGACTGAGAAGAATAGTTCTCAGATTCTTAATTCGTTCTTTCAAACGTATCATCACATTATCAATTGCGACTAGTTCACTATGCCTTAAGCATACACGACTGAGATTCTGATACTTAGACAGCTCAGCACTGCAAAATTCTAAGTCTTGTTTAGCTTGTACTTTGTCTGTCATGGGAACCACCAATAAGAAAAGAAAAACCCCGACAAATTAATGACGGGGTTTGAGTCGTAATACGTTCGACAAAAGGAAAATAGCAATATATTTCAATAAAAAACCCGTTTAACTCTCTCCAATTAAACGGGCTTGACTTGCATCACAACGTCTTTCTTCTTTTGCAGAGCAACTATATTGCTTAAATATTACAGCTTTATGAAACAGCTCTTTGCTTGAGTGATTGTTATTCAACTTCTTTCAAACAATCCCGGCACACCTTGATTTCTTCATCATCAACCGTGTAATCGATCTCGGTCGCACCATGCAGGCCGAATAAGCAGAATATGAATTGGAGCATTTGATTCTCCTTTCTAATTGTTTTCGAGAGACAAACTGTTTTGCTTCTCGTTTTTAGAATCTGGCACGCCATGTAGGACTCGAACCCACAACCATTGGTATAGAAAACCCATGCTCTTTCCAGTTGAGCTAATGGCGCAAGGTGGCGGCATTAATTTAAAACCACTAGAAATTAATGAAACCGCCATAATGCAAAAAGCCCTCTTCGCGGGGCTAAACGCTACTCACCAATCCACCATCTCGAAATGGGCTATCAATCTGATTTTTTGGCTTTCAACCTAATTAGGCGGGGTGTCATCCCAATTCTGTAATTTACTCTGAGGCCCACTCAGTACGTGACGAAATCGTACTGGATTCAAACCACTTATACGGCTGGTTTCTGCATCACGCCGTTTGCGCTAATAGCTGAGCAAATTAATGCACAGCGTCACAAATCCGAGTTACCTAATGGTTGACGTTATTTCATAAGATCACCAATTGTTCAGGTTTATTTCAGGCATTAAAAAAGCCCACCATTTGGCGAGCTTTTCAATCAACTTAGTGCATCACATACACCTCGGTCACTATAACAGAAATATGCCATATCGCGTCTAGACAGTCAACTCCCTATACAAATTATGATCATCTAGAAGGTTCAGTAACTTCAAATGAGCAATTACATGCTCCATTATCTCAAATGCCTCTTGGGGGTCAACTCCCTCAATTTTATGCAAAAATAATCTTAATTTACCATCTACCATACTTGTCATAATTGAAACCTTCCTTTTAAGAATTTCAGGAAAATCTATGTATGAAACAACTTCTTGTCTGGTGGTTCCTTCAACTAAAATTGCTATAACTCTATTTTTCATCACAGTTCATCGTTTATTTATTGATTTCTCAATCTTTTATCATGCCCAGCTAAATAAAATCTAGCACAACTCACCATAATTGCAGCTTGGGCTTTAGACTGATTGGTCTCATCCGCAACACGACTCAACCCTTTATTTTCAACCTTATTCTTCACCAAGCACATTAGAGCAAATTTAGTCGTGAAGTCTGCTGTTTCAGACTGAAATACACCTTTAAGTAAATCCTGCACCTGATCTGCTTCAAAATCACTGATCTCACACTTGATATAACACTTTGAGTTACGCGGTGTTTTATCAGCCTCACGGATCAACCAATAAATTTGATTTACATGTAACCCATCTGGCAAATCTCCGCCCTTCATCCGAACGGTTTCACACCATGCCCCAAACTGTTCCAACCACCCATCAATGTTGTACTTCGCCCAATCCATTACTTCTGCCTTTACCGCTGCATTCATCCTAAATCCCCTACCATCTTCTCTATCTGCTGGATCGCATGACCTGACTTCACTTGATCCGTACTAAACCGTATTACCTGAAAACCCATCATTGTTGCTACGTTGTATTTTTCTAAATCACCTAAGTACCCTTTTCCCCTTGTGTGCCTTCCTCCACTCCAGATCGCACCTTCAACCTCTACCAGTATCTTTTTTCCTACCAGGTGGAAATCTGCTCTCCATTTCCGCTTTGGGTGAAACTCAAATTCCTGCTCAAACTCAATTTTTAAAGTCTTTAGTTCTCGGGCCAGTTTCGCCTCAAACTCATTCGGTACTTTTTCGCCTTTCACCTTAGGACGCTTGGAGCGCCCTTTCGGTCTGGTGGCTTTCACCATCTTTTTGTATTCAGCGATTGAGTAGCTGGTCATTCACACCACATCCTCAAAACGACGGCGCCAATTGCCATGAAAATAAACATCAATGTTTTGTTTAGATCCTTCACGCCGCCACCCTCACTGTGAAAATCTGCTTAGTCTTTTCAGTTACGGTGAAGCCTGCAGGTGTAGCGCCATCTCTCTGGATATATCCGGCCCGCTCCAACTGGCCTAAATAGCGCTGCACAGTGCGACGATTACCATCCATCAATACCATCACATCAGAAACACTTGTTTTGCCTCGTTTAGCCATCATTTGGCGTAATACACGAATCATTTTCTCGCCTTGAGTTACAGCGTGCATCGATGGACACCAATCAGCGGTTTGAAAGTCATGTTCTTTTGACACGATCAGTGACCTCCCAATTGCTCACGAATAACCTTAGGCACCTTCACCCCATCCATTTCACATTTTTCCAAGTACGATTCAGGATCATTGAAAGGATCCGGCCATGGATCAGCTATTGCAGTCGGTTGGCACTGGAGACGTTGTGGCTTTGGCACATAACGGTTTTTTACATTCATGCGTTTTTTAAGTTCCTCAAGCGCTTGCTGAGCGACTGCATTCGGAACAGGTTGATGGTCAATATCATCAGGCTGTTTTGGTTCAGCCAATTGCTTAACTGCCTTCAACTCTTCATCTGGTTCACCGCGCTCTTTCGCCTCTGCGATCAATCTCTTGTACACACTGCAATACACGTTATGTACGGTGTCAGTAGGCTTTAAGCAGCCATACGGCCCAACCACTGCATGGAATGCATCCTTAGCAATACGGTTTATGCGACAAACACGGTTCGATTTCTCGTAGCTCAGTGCCTGCAACCATGCTTCATCAGGAGTCTGGTATTCATAAACACCTTTGCACCAGTTTTTAAACTCAGGAATCGATGGTGGCCATTCAGCTGTATCCAAGCGTTTTAAGCCACGAAGAAACTGCTCATAAGTTAGGCCTGAAAGTTTTTCTACAAACTTCTCAATAACCTGACCTTTCTTGAGACCTGACCATTGATCAGTAAATTTTTTGCCGTACATGAGAAGCATGTCTTCAACCAGCTTGCGTGCATCCGATTCGCTGAATTGCTGGAGGGCCTGAGTATTTTCATGTTGAGCTAATTCATTACGCATATTTACCGCCCTCCACTTCGTGCACATCACGCATCGCAGGCCGATCATCACCGCCGATCTCAGAAATCCAGTCGCTTACTTCGCTCTGGGTGCGACCTGCTGAATTTGAAAAAGACTTTTGTTTTTTAGGAATAGACTTAGCTTCACGTAAACGGCGTACTTCATCCTTGTTGTTTTGAATCCAGGTAAACCATTTCACCAGCCATAAGCTTGGGGTGTTCTTGCTATCCGACTTAGCTGAGAAGAAATCACCGAAGTTTGTAAACATGGCAATCAGATCTTGTTCAGGTAGACCAGGATTACGCTGCTTTCCAAGTTCTATGAAATCGTAATGAATTGGATATACATGTACGCATTCAAGAATCGAATAGCGTTTGTGGTCCTCAACCTGATACTGAGAGAACTGAATTGGAGGGAATGAAAAATTTTCTTCGCGTATACCACTACTACTATAAATATTGGTTACTGGTTTATGGTTTATGGTTAGTTGCTCGTCCGTTAAATTCTCGTTAGACGCTGCTTCAACGGTCGTTGGATTTTCGTTTAACTGATCTTTAACGTCCGTTGAACTTTCGCTATTCGAATGATCAGCATTTGATGAACCACCATTAGGGTCTTGTTGCTTTTTCGCTGCACGTTTTTTAGCAGATGCTTTACCAGCTTCACTAGCCTGCTTTCGCTTGCTATGAAACTCAGCAATTTCACGCTCACAACGGTTGTTAATGTAAACGCCGTCTTCAAGATTAAAGAACTCATCAAGGACGTATTTCAAAGCTGCTGTTTGATCTTCAGTTGAACACTGCAAACGACGAGCCAAACGCTCTAGATTTGAACCATCAATTGGCTTTTCAGTGTCGTAATACATATCTAGAAGATCTCGGTAGATCGCACGCTCAACCAAGCTCAAATGTCGAGTCGCATTGTTGAAATCCCCAATATGATGCTGGTAATAATTCATAACTTTTCTTCCACTTTGAGGTATGCGCCAATGCTCTGACCTTCACGCTTTAATTCATCAAGCATGTCGTCTAAGCCAAATTGATTGTTTCGTTCAACCAGATAGTGAATAAACTCATTTTTAACTTCAGCCATTTCTTCATCTTGATGACATTCATGCTCTTCACATTCATGGGTCTCACATTCAAGACATTCATACTCAAAGCCACTTTCTTTCATTTCATCGGCAATAGCATTTAAGTCCGAGCCCCCTGCTGAAGAGATAAAACCAAGAACATCTTCCAAAGTTATGCTCATGCCGCCACCTGCTGTGCTTTACGCATCTTATTGACTAGGCCTGTAATACGAGTCAGACCAAAAGCAGTGACTCGCATATTGGTATGCACCATTTCTTGACCGGTATACTGGTTGGTAATGACTGGTGAAATACGGTTGATGAAAACTTTGTTCGTCACAAATTGAGCATGAGGTTGAAGTTTTCCAGACTTACCTGGTGTCTTCGATGGTTCACGGTAGATCCACTTTTTATCAATGAGCAGTTGGATCATATCCGATTCACGAATACCAATTGTTTTGGCACATTCACGCAGGCAGTAGGTATTTGATGTATCAGCAATCGCTTCCAGTGCTTCAGCCTTAGGTGCAAGTACTGCTACCTTTTCACTTAACTCAATGTTGAGCTTGGCTTGGACTTCGATTGCTTGAAGTAGATGTGCTGGGTTAGTGATATCGAAAGGCTTCTGCTTTTCTTTTAAGATCGCCAATACATTTTTGCGAACCGCTTTTGATTCACGCATACCGATCAGCATGCACTGGTCGAGGGTCAATTCGTAAATTACCGATTCAGTATTGTTTAAATTTTGCACTACACTTTTAGTGTAGTGGTCGCCCTCAAGCTCATCTTCAATCTTTTCATTGAATTTATTTAGGCGAAGTAGTGGCTCACCCAAATTGGAGCGAACTTGGTTAATCAGGTCGAGTAAATCTCGACTTGACATACTGGCTTGATTTGTAGAAAATTGTGCTAACATATTCATGTTTACTTTCCTTTCCGTTAGTGAACAATCCAAAACGCTTGATTTCGCAGATCAGGCGTTTTGCTTTTTTGGGTTATCAATACAAGCTTGGATTTGTTTATCCAGCTCAGCCAATGCAACATGCATCTGGTGAATCACCTTCGACATGTCTTTCACTTCACCTTCTGTAATTCGACCATCCGCCATGATTTCGCGGAAAAGACTCATTACGTCACCACCCTTCATGCCAATGCATAACACCTTGTCTGTTAGCGATAGATCACGACATTCAGGGATTTCAGGAAGATCAATTGCAATCTTTCCATGTTCAGAGTTCAGCTCCTGCAAAACACGAAAGTCACCAGTCATAGCCATCATTTTTGAAGCTTCAATCAGTGATAAATGGTGGGTTTCGGTGTTTGGATTTACTTTGCTGTTAAGTACGGCTGCACTTTTCATTCCCATGCGTGGCGCTAATGCAGCCGCACCACCTGGATAATCGTGAACCGTGTTATATGCAGCATCTAGAATGTTCATGTGATATTCCTTCGAACGTATTTTCTGTTTGAAACGTTTGGTTTAATGAACTACCAAGAAGCCAAGGCCTGACGATCAGCTTTTAACTGACCACGACTTAACAACTCATAAATTGCTTGGGTACCCAAAGGAATTCCTTCCTCCTCCCAGCCAGCAATAGTTGATCGGCCTTTCTTGATTTTTTTGGATAACTGAGAGTTGTTTTCTACGTTGTGAAACTTTCGTAGGTCGGCAACGTTCATCGTTCTATTCCCCGAACTATATTGTTCGGTTTATTGAATCACTTGTTCGGGTAACTGTCAACCAATTTGTTCATACTTCCGAACATGCTATTAACGGAAATACTTGAAATGACCTCAACTACAGATCGCATAAATCAAAAAATGAAAGAGCTAGGTTTGAGTCAAGCAGATGTAATGAGAGGAACTGGTGCTGGACGCGCAACAGTTTCTGGTTGGATCAATGGCTCTAATGCGCCAAGTGCTAAATATTTGGAGTCACTTGCAAAGACATTAAAAACAACATCCTCTTGGATTCTTAATGGGAAAGAGGATTCAGATAGAAAACTTGATAATAGTGTTAACCTAGATCTGGTTGCGACTGTAACTTATGCACCAGTTATATCGTGGGTACAGGCAGGAGATTTTACCGACATGGAGTCGATTAGTAATTTAGCGGAGTGTGAGAAGTTGCCTTTAGTTCCAGGCGCTGGTAAGAGAAGTTTTTACCTTGAAGTAAAAGGTCTGAGTAATGCGCCTTACTTTGAAGAAGGTGAGAAGATCTGCATCGACCCTGACTATCAATTATGCGATATACATACAGGTGAGATGATTGTGGTGAAATGCAATGACACAGCCACCTTCAAGGCTTTAATTTCGGAATCTAATGGATATTATCTAAAACCACTTAACCCAAATTGGTCTGAGCAAGTTATTCCACTTAATGAAGACTGTGTACTGGTTGGGAAGTATGTCGGATCATTCAAGCCATCAAGAAAATTTAATTTATCGTAATAATAAAAGCCGCAACATGGGGCTTTTAATAAAGAAGCACCCCATAAACAAAAAGCTCTTGAAGAGGAAAGCATAATGATCGCAACACTTAATAAATCCAAAACTGCGCTAACAATTAATCGTCAAGAATTTAAATTGGCATTAGGTAAAATCGGTGAAGGGATTGATAAGCAAATAGCTTCGCTTAAGAAGGCCAAGCAAAGCTATGACGCTGCTGAAATAGCACGTGAGGTCATTAGTGAAGCAAATATCTTTGAAGCTATTATTGAAGGCTTTAACGAAGCAGAAGAGACGAATCTAAAGTTGGCGGACATAACCAATCTTGAGGTAGCACAAGGATGGATAGATGAATTTTTAGAGAAGTATTCTGCGTTATAAACCCCAACTCAATTTTTGTTGGCTGAAGAAGGAAAATTGGCCAAAAGAGGGTTGATAAAAAAGACTGATTAAAACCGAGGAAATAGCTAATAAATATAATGCAAAAGATTGAAATAAATTCACCGAAGATCAGTCATGTGTTTTACCAGCACCATTTGCTGACTGTAGTACTTCAGACGGGTGAAAGATTTCTATATCGTCTACTTGAATCCACTACTTTTGCTAAATTTATGGCTGCGACTGATAGAGACAAATTTTATAAAACAGAAATTGAAGCGAATAAAGAGTTTAGGCGTATTCAGATTTTTGTGTGATGAAAAAAAGTGAGTCGCTGATGATTAGGAATGTTGGGATCTAATGGCTTGTGTTTAGTGTGGGATTATAGAAATGTGTGATATTTAATTCAGACACTTCTATAAAACTTATTAGAGATAACTATTAATTAAAACAAGGGGTGAGTAGTGGCTGAAACCGAAGCAATAGCAAAAATGGCTGAGCTTATATCTAAAGATATATTTTATTTTTTTCGTTGGAATCAGATTGGCGGTAAAAATTTAAATTGGGCTTGTGAAAAACTAACTGAACATAAGAAAGAGCGGGCTAAAACACACCCAGCAGATGTAGTTTTTTGTTATAAGGACCCTTATTCAAATAATACAATTTACCTGCATACGGATTTAAAAAGTTATGGAAAAAAAACTATAGATAGTAAAGATTTTACCCCAACATTGAAAAGTCTTGCTCAGCAAATTGAATGTGCAGAAATTAGTGATTCCTGGAAAGAAAAATATTTAAAAGAAAATTCTAATTATTTAATCCATGGCCTGCTTTTTGTTTTTAATCACGATCGTGATGCCGATGTGAGTCTAATTAATAAATTATCTTCAGTAAAACAAACGGATATTCGTTTGCCGCCTGACAAAAAAATATTTATTTTGGATCCTATTGATATTGGATGGCTTGTTGATGTAAGTAATGGGATCAGTCAATTGATCTCTAAAAATGAAATCTTGAGCGATTACAGATTCTTTTACCCACAAAAAACCTTTCAGGGCGTTGATAGTTTTGAAGAAAGTGCAACTATAGAAACCCTAAAATCCAATGTAATTATTATAAAATCTTCTAATAAAAGCAGGTCACTAAAATTAAAAGCTTTTTATCGTGGTTCAGGCACCACTACTGAAGAATTTCAATATTTATTAGATTACTTTAGGCACAATCAATTTCTCGAACATAACGAAGATCAAATTGAGCTATTTTTTAGTAATAATACTGACGCTAATGCTGTCAATTTATTCGATAAAAGTAGACTTGATTACATTGATAAATACACTAAAGATCAAGATACTATGACTGGATGTCTGCAGGCAATTAGTGTCAAAAAGTTAGATCATATAGATAAAAGCCAAAGCTTCAATGAAAATATAATAGGTATGTTAGAAAGATGAAAACATTACAATTTGATGGATTAGTGGTTTCTGATAGAGATATTATTGACTTACTTGAAAGTCAAAAGCATAAAATTTCAAAAGAAAAGATTATCCTTTTTTTACAAGAAAGAGGAATTTTTTGTTCTGCTTCCGCTAGTCGAAATGATCTTCATCAATATATAGCATCTTTAAATATAGATTGGTTTTTAATCGAAGATATTCTAAGTTTGGCAGCCTCACTAGATGAGAATCAAAAAGTAACCGCTTCAACCTTCGATATTAAAGACACTACTCTTTTAGATAAGACATTGGAAAACTTAAAAGAAGATTTAAAACATAAAGAGTTTGTTGTGGAAAAACTCAAAGATGGTGGATTTGAAATCCAATATAAAACAGATAAAATCGAAAGAAATAATGCTCGACTAATTCAACGAACGAGTAAAGACGAAAAGATCTCCATAAAAGTTGATGGAGGAAATATAAGCATGGTTAGTACTGTTGGTGAAGGAACAGATCAAGTACGAGAAATTTTTTTTGAGGAACTGAGTAGAAACAGTAAACAAGAAATTACTCCTCAAGATATTGACTTTTCTTCTTTAGTTAGTAGCGATATTATAAACAACTATTTTCTGGATTTAATTAAAATTGATGAATCAAAATTTAAAGTTACAGATGTCATCAAATTGAAATTGAATAGATTTAACTCTAAGAAAGAAGAAGAAATTGATTTAGAAGATATTGATGCTTATGAAGTAGATGACCAAGAAGGTAACCCTTTTAATGAAAAAATAGATACCCTGGATAAGGAAGATATTAAATCTGCACTTATTTCTGGATCTTCTCTACTTACTAGTCAAGTTTTCAAAAGTTTCTCTGATAAAGGTTATTTTATAAGTAGTATTACTTGGTTAATATTAGAAAAAACTGGAGAAAAGAGAAAAATTGAATATAGTGCAAGTTTCTCCGACCCAGATACAAGAAACAAATTTATTTTTGAGAGTAAGGGGTATTATGAAATTAGCACTATATCTGACGACTACAAAAAGAATAGAACAAAATGGAAAAAGACCCAAAAGAAAATAATTGAATTCTCTTTTCAAAAAATTGCATTTGAGAAATATAAAAATTTACTCAAACAAATATAAATTGGAGTATTAAATGGATAAATTTAAAGTTTATAGCTTGGATTCTAGCTTTGATCTAATACAAATTAAAGAAAAGCTATCAAATCACCGTAAATCGAGCGATATAAATTTTGAATTTATACCCCTTCAGTTTACTGATAGTTTTATTTCATATAATTTTTCTGAAAAAAAATTACTTGAAACTTCTTTTTTAGATAAAAATGGAAATGAACAAACTATAGAATATCTACATATCGATTCATTTGAGTTTAGAATTATTAACTCTAATAATAATTTCTATATTTTATTAATTAACCCATATAGAAACATAAAGTTATTTAAAAATCACCTTGTAAATACTTTAGATTACAAAATTAGTTTTTCAGAAATCGTGCTCAATCCTCTAGATTGGCTTCTCAAACTAGAAAGTAGCGCTAGCTGTAATTTTCATGTTTTATCTATGGAAATAAAAGATATTATTTTTGACAGTAATACTTCTGGGGCAATGACTCTTAAAAGTTTAAAAGATATAAGAAGATCCTATACAGATATTGTAAAAAATAAAAATTTCAAAATTAATAAAATTTTAGTTACTAATAATGATTATTATAAAGGTAAGTTGATTCTCAGCAAAGATGCTTCTTTTCAGATTGATGCATTGAACTCAACAAAGTTAATCAATATTTTAATAGAAAGCATTTATTAATATCACCTATTGTTAAAACCCACCCCTAGCGGTGGGTTTTCTTTTCCCCAAACTCGCTTATAATTCAAAGTCCAATAACAATAAAATAAAACTATGAAAACAATAACTTTAACTATCCTGCTCTTGTCTTTAACTCTTACCGGCTGCCAAGAGCAACCAACTGAAGATATAGATCCAATCACCACCACAGCAGCTCTTGAGAACTCAGATAATATTCTTAGCAAATACCTGGAAAAGTTAGATTCAGAGTTCACCACTCAAGATGTGCGGGTAAAGATCTTATGCAGAGACTACCCGCGCGAGTATGAAAAAAACTATATGCCTAACTTGTTGAAGCTATCACCTGGTGAATACTCTGAAGCTGCACTTCTGGCTGATATGGATTTAGTTTTAGATCACTATAAAGAGAAAGATGCTATTCAGTGCTAAAGCTTTCTTACTTCTGAAATATTAAATCTTTATATTGGACTTAAGACCTCTCATGACCG